GACGCTCAGTTGAACAGCGCCATTCAAGACTTGAATGCATCTACCGTGATTGGTAGCAAGTATCATTTAGTAAGTGGGTCTCGCGCGACAACTGTCGATAAGACCGCCTCAGCCCGTCGCATGATAGGCATCGAACCGACCTGCAATATGTTTTTGCAACAAGGTTTAATGTCTATGATGTACAAAAGACTGGCTAAGGTTGGCCTTGACGTTAGTTCTCTCCCCGATTTGCACAAAAAGCTAGCGAGGGAATCCTCAATTACGGGATTTAATTCCACGATTGACTTTTCTTCTGCCTCTGATTGTGTTTCGATCGTGCTACTGGAGCGGCTATTGCCGCCCAAGTGGTTTCTGTTGATTTGCCAACTTCGTTGTCCCACAATATCTATAAACGATAAAGTGTACAATGTACAGATGGTTTCATCAATGGGTAATGCGGGTACCTTCCCGTTGGAGACACTAGTGTTCTGGACTTTTGCCATAGCTACAATACAAACCTGTAGACATGATTCCGCTTCTTCGCTCCCAGATTGGGAGCTTTTCGAATTGGCATCAGTTTTTGGAGATGATTGTATCTTACCGACCCAATATGCCCAAGAATTTATGGGTGTTATGGAATCGGTCGGCTTCATAGTTAACAAGGAGAAATCCTTCTATGGAACCGAGCAGTTCAGAGAGTCCTGTGGAGGTGATTACCTCTCAGGATACGACAATAGGCCTTTTTGTTTAAAGGCCCCTACTGGGGTCAAGCTAAGTGCACTCGAACCATGGTTGTATATAATGATGAATAGCATCTTAAAGAAATACTTTATGTATTTCGGTGCTACTAATTATTTGTACGATCGGTCCGTGTTTACTTATTTCTTGACTCTGTTCCGAAAATACAATCTCGTCCTTAAGATTGTACCAGTAGATTTTCCTGATGATGCTGGCTTCAAGATGTCTGTAGATATACAGAGGTTTTTGGCCAACTATCCGTTTAAAGTTTCACGGATAACGAAGAGTATTCAAGGAACGTATTCATTCCGTTACTGTCGGTATACTTATCGACAGCAGCGTGAAATTAATCCGTTCGTGCGCTATGCCACTAAGTTGAAAAACTATAGAGCTAGTGCATTTAGTCCCTGGGCTACGCCCAGACGACCGATCTTGAAGACTCCTAGAAAGTTAGGAGGTGGTTACGTTGTAGCTAAGGGGATATCCTGCCATTGGCAGGTACCAGAGATATCTGGGACCTAACGGTCTTCCCATTGAAAATATATCTTTAAAGTTTTGGTCTTCCTTGACCTCTCTCTAAAAATGTTACCGAAAACTGCTTGTG